CGCCAAGCATCAAACGCTGGCGGCATTTCACCTGACTTTACACCTAGCCCTTACAGAATGGGCAACACGCTAATGGCACGCGTGCGCGGTTTGCTTGCGGATCATCTAGCACCGGGCGGTCAAGTAGGGTGAGTGCCATAACAACCCTGCGGGGAACAATCGCGACTGCACTAGCTGATAATGCAACGTGGCAGGTGTTTTCCTTCCCACCTGCCACTTTGCTTGCCAACAGCGTAGTGGTACAACCGGGCGATCCTTACATCGAACCGTCAAATGATCATTACAAAACGATTAAGCCAAAAGTCAATTTTAAGTTGGTAGTGATTGCACCGATGTTCGACAATCAGGGCAATCTCACAAACATCGAAGATTTTTATTTGAATCTAGTAAACAAGCTAGAAGCATCATCGATTGCATACTCAATCGATACTTTTAGCGCACCCGCAGTCTTGACCGGAACGCAAGGAGAATTGTTGTCCGGTGAAGTATCAATCAGCGTTCTATCCGATTGGAGCTAAAAAATGGCTGATAATGACAAAGAGCGCGAGGCTTTCTTGATCAAGATTGGTCAAGTGGCTCCAAGCGCACCAACCCCAAAACCAACCGCTAAGAAAGACGAGGAATAGTCGATGGCTGTTTTTCTAAATAACAAGGTCGGTCTAAAGATCAACAATGTCGATCTTAGCGACCATGTGACCTCGGTCACACTCAACCGCGCTGCGGATGAGCTTGAAGTCACCGCTATGGGTGATACAGCACACAAGTTCGTTAAGGGCTTGGAGTCTGGATCTCTCACAGTATCATTCTTGAACGACACCGCCACATCAGAGGTTCTACAAACACTAAATTCTGCGTTTGGAACAACTGTTGCCGCCAAAATGCTACAAGAAGCGGCAACTGCGGTATCCGCAACAAATCCGCTTTACAGCTTTGATATTCTTGTGAACAACTTGACACCAATCAACGGTGGCGTGGGCGACATTGGAACACAGGACATTACTTTCACGCTAAACTCAGCTGTGACAGTAGCCGACACCGGCACGTTCTAGTAATTAAGAAAGGGCAACATGGCAAAGCTAAGAGTGGTTAGGGCAGATGGCACGGAGTCAATTCATGAGATTACTCCAGTCATTGAATACGCTTTTGAACAACATGCGAAGAAAGGTTTTTACCGAGCTTTCCAAGAAGATCAAAAGCAATCAGACATTTACTGGCTTGCATGGGAGTGTCTAAGAAGGTCAGGCGCTCCAGACGTTAAGCCGTTTGGGGAAAAGTTCCTAGAAACTTTGGCAACAGTCGAAGTAATGGGTGACGATTCCCCAAATGGATAACGCGTGATTCTTGGACTTATCAGATAGCAGAATTATCTATAAATCTAGGAATCGCGCCGAGCGAGTTCATTAAAATGGATCGCAGTTTACTGCTCGCGTTTTATGCTGTGATCAGGAAACAAGCGGAAGATAGGAAAAATGCCAGTAACCTTAGAAGGGGTCGCAGAGCTTAGAAAAGCTTTGAATAAACTAGCCCCTGACATAAAAAAGGAACTGGATAAGGAAATCAAAGGCGCGCTGAAACCAATCATTGATGATGCGCGTAGCAAAGTACCCGGATCAGCACCCGGCGGTCTTTACAATTACAATGATCCCGGGTATGAGCGTAAGTCACGCACAGGCAGAGCAGCAGCCTTTCCGTCATACAATTCACGCATTATTCGCAAAGGTTTAACCTATTCCGTAAGACCATCGCGCATGCGAGATAGTGGATTTGTTAGCCTATTTACTTTGCTTAATAGATCTCGGTCAGGTGCAATCATCGAAACCGCAGGTCGCCTAAATCCACGCGGAGATGCTGAAAGTCAGTCAAACAATCCAGATGCCGGTCGCCGTTTCATTGGCGCTATGAACGGCATTGGAGCTTTAACAGATTATTCAGGGCGTGGGCGTAAATCGTCTGGTCGATTGCTTTATGCTGCGTACGCTCGCAATCAAGGTCGAGCGCTAAATTCGGTTTTGATTTCGCTCGATAAAGCTCAACGAACATTTTACGAGCGCATCCGAGCTAGTAGAAAGATGGCTGCCTAATGGCTTTAACAGAATCCGATATTAAAATCATTATTGCCGCCGAGCTGAAAAAGCAAGGTTTCAAAGATTCTGAAAAGGCAGTAAAGGGTTTAACAAATAATTTTAAGAAACTAGGCATCGCCGTAGGTGTGGCGTTTAGCGCAAGGGCTTTATTTAGATTTGCAAAAGAGAGCGTAGCGTTATACGCAGCCGAAGAAAAGGCAGTCAAACAATTAACGACATCTCTAGGCAATCTTGGTTTTGCTTACAATGTTCGAGCAGTTGAAGAATATTTAGAAGTTACCGAGAAGGCTACATTAGTAACAAAAGATGATTTACGACCTGCGTTTGTAAACCTTTTGTCTGCCACGATGAATTCGCAGAAATCTATGGAGCTCTTGACGGCTTCCATCGATATTGCGACTGCAACCGGCTCAGACTTAGGTAGCGTAGCGCGAGCGGTTACCAGAGCATTTAATGGCAATTTCAGCAGCTTAGGAAAACTACAAAGTCGATATACAACCGCCGAATTAGATGCGCTTGGTTTTGATCGTGCGATGAAAGCACTTAATGAAGAATTTAAAGGTGCGGCAGCGGCTAACTTAGATACTTATAGCGGCAAGATTGGATCATTAGAGCTTGCAGCCAATAAAGCCAAAGAGGAAGTCGGCAAAGGCTTATTGGCGGCTATCGAGCAATTGGGCTCCGGCGATTATGACGAAGGATTGCAAAACCTAGTTGATTTTGGCACGGCAATAGGTGATTCGTTCAAATATGCCGTGGGATTTGCCCAACAGCTAAAAGCATTTTATGACTTTGTAACCCTAAAGCCGGTACAAGATTTCGTAGCCGGTTTGAAAGGTGTCAAACTGCCAGAGGTTCGCGGCGGCGTTCAAAGTCCAACACAATTGCAGTTAGCGAAAGAAGAAGTCCAAAAGAAAAAAGATTTAGCATTACAGAAAAAAATTCTCGCTGAGAGAACTAAAGCAAGTAAGTTAGAAAAAGCCGCCGCGGCAGCTCGTAAAAAAGCGTTAGCGGATGAAGCGGCGCTAAAGCGCGCTGGCACAGTTTTTGATATGGATAACATTCAGATTGTTGCGGCTTTGCAGAACAGAGTCACCGAGGAGCAACGGCTTAGACTAACAACGTTGTTGGCAATCAATAACGATAATGCCGAAGCGGCTGACAAACTTAGCCGAGCCATATTAGCGATTCAGTCGCCAGCATTAGCAAATTTGGGCATTATCGTTAAAAGCGGTGACAATGCCACTACGGTAATTGCCAAGATAATCGATGCTCAGACTAAGTTATTTTTACTTAACACCGGCATAGCCAATATCCCGAAGGCAAAAAATCCTTTTGAGGACTGGAACGACATAATGAAAAAGATTTTGTCTGATCTAGACCTAATGGCTGCCAAGCTCAGAAACATGCCTAGCATGGGTGGAAACAACAGAAACAACGGTGATAATGGCGATAACCGTAATAGCAACAATAACAATAATAATTCCAACAACAACAACTCAAATAATAACAACAACACAAACGTAACCATCAATCCAGCCGGTACCCCTAATGCTGGAAATCAGCCTACGATTATTACGCCAAACGGCACAATCATTAACACAAACCCTGCCACGTTTGAAGTAGGCGGCAAGACATTTCTAAGCAATTATGGAGCTCTAAGTGCATCGGCAAGACCAGATGATACCGCTATGGAAGCTGCTGCAAGGCAAAGAATTAGTGACATATTTGCCACAATCCGTGATTTTGGCGTTGGCGGTTATCAGGCTCCCACAAGCGTTACCGTCAATGTTGCGGGATCAGTAATGACCGAACAAGATTTGACCAGCGGCATACTCGATGGTTTATATCAGTATCAAAAGCAAGGTCGAAATGTAACTTATAACGCGGTGGCTTTGTAATGCCAGCAGCCCCGGTAGTAGGCGCAATCATTGATTTTACAAATGGCGTGCCATTTACTACCAATAGTTTTATCCTAGATGATTCTATTTACGGGGTTCTAGGTTTTGGTCAGTTGCAGGATCAAGCCACTAACATCGTGGACATTAGCAGTTTGATTGTAGATGCAAGCGTTAGGCGTGGTCGCAACCGTATATTGTCCAAGTTTGAAGCTGGTACGGCTAATGTGACTATTTATGATACCAATGGCGATTTCAACCCGGCTAACCCATCTGGCGCTTACTATGGCGACTTAAAGCCTTTACGCAAGATTCAAATTTACGCTGATTATGATGGAACGCGGTATTACCTTTTTAGCGGCTTTATTACCGATTATGACACTAGCTTTTCACAAGGCACAGATGAAGTTAGCAAGGTTGTTTTGCGTTGCACGGATGCTTTCAGACTATTCCAAAACGCTCAGATAACCACGGTGACAGGCGCAACAGCGCAATTATCCGGCACGCGCGTGAACAAAATCCTAGATGAGATTGATTTTCCATCGGTGCTTCGCGACATTGATCCGGGTGATTCGACCTTGCAAGCCGATCCCGGCACTACTCGCCTAGCCCTTGCAGCTTTGCGTACAGTCGAGGATTCTGAGTTTGGCGGTTTGTTTTTAGATGCCGAAGGTCGAGTAACCTTTATTGACCGCACTACTTTGACTCAAAGCCTTGCAAGTCCTCTTTACACCTTTAGTGATCAAGGCACGGATATTCCCTACCAGAACGCTGTGACAAAATTTGACGATAGCCTGATTGTCAATGATGTGACCGTTACACGTTTGGGTGGCAGCGCACAAAATGTCTTTGACCAAACATCAATTGACACATATTTCCAGCGTTCAGGTGTGCGAGATGGCATCCTTGTGCAGACTGATACCGAGGCTCTAGACCAAGCTTCTATGCTTCTCAGCACGCGCAAAGACACAGAAACTCGCATTGATAGCATCCAATTAACTCTTGAAGATGGAAATGCTGTTGCTTTATGCACGGCTGGATTGGCTGTTGAGCTTTTGGATTGCATAGAAATAACCAAATCCATGCCCGGATCTTCAAGCATTACGCAGACCCTTTTGGTGCAGGGCATCAACCATGACTTTAACAATCGGCGGATGATTACAACCCTGCTCACCGGCGAATCTTTGATTGATGGTTTCATTCTAGATTCGGCTTCTCAGGGTATAATCGGAACAGATGCACTCAGTTACTAAGGAGATCTAAATGGCAGGTGCAGGTTTTAAGACCTTTAACACAGGTGACGTTTTAACGGCATCGGATGTTAATACATATTTGATGCAGCAGACCGTGATGGTCTTTGACGATGCAGCTGCTAGAACCACAGCCTTAACCGGCGTAGTAGCCGAAGGCATGTTGAGTTATTTGAAAGACACTAACGCGGTTGAAGTTTACGATGGCAGCTCTTGGGTTGCTTCCGATGATCCAAACGCAATCCAAAATTCAATCGTAGATGCAAAAGGTGATTTGATTTCGGCTACTGCGGATAATACCCCGGCTAGGCTCGCCGTGGGCGCGGATAACACGGTACTTACAGCCGACAGCTCAACGGCGACAGGATTGAAATGGGCTGCTGCTGCTGCCACCGGCTTACAAACATACCAACAAGTATTGACAGCCGGTTCTAATAAATCTACTACATCAACTTCTTTCACCGCAATTGATTCAACAAATCTAAGAGTTACTGCCACAACAAAATCAACTTACGCCATCGGCATTTTCACGGGCTTCTTGTCAAATACTAGTGTGGGCACTTCGGAATGGCGTTTGAATTGTGGTTCTGGAACTGCTAGAGGTTATCAATCCTATAATAGTGCTTACGAAGGAACAGTCGTTCCAAAGGTGACAATTGTTTGCGTAATCACAGGACTAACGGCAGACACTTCCTACAATTTTGATTGGGAGTGGAAAGTCAATGCCGGAACTACAACTATGATTGGAGATACGGCGGCAGTTTATCCAAGAATGGTGGTCATTTGCTAATGAAAACAAATAAAAAAATAGTCCTTCATCAATTGGATTCTGAATTGGGAAATGTCGGGCTTAATGCGACCGAATTAAATGGTGAGTTTGAAATCCATTACGCTGATGGCAGAGATGACGATAAAGTTTTGGAAGAAGCGGTAAAAAATTATATCGCCGAACCTGAATCCCAACCGACTATTCAAGAAAAGTTGGCTTCAGTAGGTTTATCGGTAGATGACCTCAAAGCGGCTCTCGGGCTGTAATGGCAAAACTGTGCAAGGCTGGTATCACCCTGAGAGAAGCCATTGACGATGCGTTTCCCGATAGAAGTAGATCTCGCGATGGGTGGATCGGTGATGCGCGCCATGCAGCTCGTAAGTCCGATCACAATCCTAATGCTCAGGGCATCGTACGCGCCATTGACATTGACGCTAATCTTGGATCCAAACTGCCCGAAGCGTTCGATCTTGCGGATCAGCTACGACTACTTGCCAGATCTGATAAGCGAATTTCTTACATTATCTTCAATAAAAAGATTGCCAGCTGGCGAAGAAACTACAAATGGAGAAAATACACCGGACTGAATCCGCACACCTCACATATCCATGTCAGCTTTTCAAGTCATGGCGATGATGATGGCAGCATGTTTAGAATTCCCCTACTGACTGGAGAACCGATAAATGGAACAAGCAAAAAGACTCGCCGCAAGTTGGGCAAGATCCTTTCTAGCAGCTTGCCTAGCGACCTACATAGCAATTGG